GAATATATTCGACAATTACCACATCCCCTTTCGACTGTTTGTTTAGTATCCAGTCCGCCAGTTTGAATCTCTCCACGAACTCGATTTCTGCTTTCGTTTTTGCTGTCCATAACATCCTTTTTGATGGGCGTAACACCCAAATTTTTTTATTGTTGGTCATAGTTATCACTATTAGGATAGCGTTATCCTAGTTGTACTACGTGAGACCGTCGTTGACTGGGCTATTTAACTATCCTGTGTAAAACGAATGGAGTTGTCATTAATATGGCTTACTACAGATACAGGAAATATAGGCGCTTCAGAAGGCGTCGCGGATACAGAAGGTGGTAAACGTGGCAATCTTGCTTCCTGCAATGATGGTTGCGACTACTGCTATATCCCTCGGTGGGATGCTCGAGAACTACGCCGCCAATCAGACCGCTATCGAATACACGAAGAAATACAATGCTGAAATCGTTAGGTTCTGGAATGATTACTACAAAAACACTGGTCACCGTCCTAAGTATCCTTATAAAAGTGGTGCAATCGCTAATGAGGCTACTCTTGCTCATTTATACGCTAGTAACCTTTCGTCAGCCTCCGCCATGATGGGCGGTATTTTCAATCAGGGTAATGCAGATAACATCCGTAGCATGTATTCCTCTTTCAGAAGGTGGTAAAATAGCAACGAATTATGTAACAGCAACATATCAAGAGATCTACGACTTGAATACCCGTGAAGGTAAACTTTCCATCATCGGTATCCACACACCCACAAACATACGTCCTATCGCACAGCTTCAAGGATTTTTTGCCCAGTATAAGAAGTTCAGGTATAACGGTATCAGTAAGATAGCCATACAGCCTGCTGCGCAACTCCCTGCCGACCCTCTCCAGGTGTCCATGGAGGCTGGTCAAACACTCGACCCTCGCGATTTGTTGAATCCCATTCTCTTTCATGGTGCCCATGGTACCTCTATCAACGCTGCTTTGAATGTGGCTTATAGGAGAACTGGACATACTTTCAACACGACCTCTACGAACCGTGAAGATGTCGCCGCAATCTATGATTTTTCAGGTGATGAAACACCTGTAGCACGCAATCTTTACTACTCCGCACTCTCGGACCCTAGTTTTACTAAGTTCTCACCACAACAGTTTATCCAGTTGACGGACCTCGTACCCATGGTCCACCGGGTGAACACCTCCATGTATTTCGGACCCAATCAGATTTCTGAAATGGCAGGATCTAACAATGGTTCCGCCGGTACAGCCATCAATACCGAGATAGGTCGCGCCTCTCAAGGCACTGTTTGGAATGGTAATCAGGAAGTCACAGGTCCCGAGGCTATCAAGAATGAATGGACTTTAGGATTCCAGCAGTTTTTCTCTAATGGTATGGCTCCTCTTGACTGGATGCCTACTCGCACTTTCAATAATATGGGAGATGTTATCTCCACGAATGAGAACCGTACCAACACAGAGATGTTTACGGAATTGCCTAAACTCTACATGGGCGTTTTGATATTCCCACCCTCGTATAACCAAAAACTCTACTTCAGGATGGTAATAACCCACTCGTTCTCTTTCAAGGATTTCGGTACCTACTGGTCCCCTGAAATGGGAGATTGGGGACTCCTCGAGTACTTCAACGAGTTCGATTCCTCCTCCACTACTCAAGCGTCTTCTCTGAATCTGACAGAGGCTGATGCTGTGCTAGAAAATGATGGTGTGATGTAATCTCTGTCACTGAGGTATGTCCCTATCTATAGGGGGGGTTCCAGGGGGTGCTCCCCCTGGTTCTGTTAAAGTTTTTAGTCCACCACCCAAACCCTTTCCCCCTAAAGGGGGAAACGGCTCGGGTAGTGTTACGATAGAGAGCCGTCCGCGCTTATGCCGTGTAGTCTCCACCTGTCAGTGCTCAACTTGTTTAGGGGCAATGGTGAATTCGTAAAAACCATCAACTTCGTACCTCTTACATTCCTTGTTTTCCCCGTGTACCTGTGGTCGAACACCAGACCATCCTTCAACTCTTCCATCGTCTCTAAAAGCGATGTCGTGGGTTTTGTTGCTCTTGGGACGTCTATTACAATAATGTCTTCCCCCCTCCACGAACTGCAGACAAAGGCTGATAGTTTTTCCGCTGTTGTCGAACTCCTTGGTACTACTAACGCACGTCCAGTTTCCCATAAGTGAATAGTCAACCACGATTTCCCATGACACCCTGTCGGGTCCAACCAAACGTCTATCTCTCTGTCCCCTTGAGATGATAAAATTTGTAGTATCTTCTTCTGTTCTGACCGTAACTTGCCAAACCTTATCTTTAATATTTCCTTTGTATCCTCTGATGACCAAAATTTCCCCTCCTTTCTCTCGTATTCCCAACTGTCGTTAGCTACCTCTATGTGTGCCTTGTTGCAGAATAACTTCTGCAGTCTTTCGAAGTTTTCTTCTTTGTCTCCGCTGATCTGTATCCGGAGTTGCCAATGATCCAGACCGTTCTTACCTTTCTCTTGCGCGAATATGTATCTTTTCGTATCGAATATCTCCAAAATCATCTTGACCTGTCTCTTGCATGCGTGTTTAGTCGGAACCGTCACCAT